AGCTCAGCGTAAACAGTGCTGCTACCAGCCGCCAGCTGCATCATGCGGCCTGGATAGTCAACCTGCGTGTAAAGGCTGCTGCCAAAGTCTTGCGGTGTTGGCAGATCGATGTAACCCATGTAAGTGGCGCGTTCACCGCTGGCCAGGTCAAACACCGCGTTGTCGGCAATAGCAGTGGGGCTGGCGCTATAAAAATGCAAGCGAAATGATGTCATGCCGCTTGGCACGGCGCTATCGCTAAATACCAGCGATGCGCTTTGCACAAGCACATAGCCGCCGCTGGGGCCTGCATTGGCCAACGCAATGATCGCGCTGCCGCTGGTGTCACCGACCACATCACCTGCCGTGTAGGCAGTGGTATTGCTGGGGCGGGTGATGGTAGCAACAGAGCGATACGCACCGCCTGCTACAAGGCTGGCGTATGTGCCATCACTACGACGCTTGAAGCCAATGTCAGCGCCAGCGGGAGAGATGAGGTTCATGATCTGCGAATTGCGATGTTACCTGGTCCGCCAAGTCTAAGCCCTGTTAGGTAACGTTCAACCATCGGCGGGATGCGATCGGCGCCAACGGCGCCATCAAGATTTGGTGTTACGTCAAGGCTGCCGATCTTTACGTTCTTGTAGTCCTCCAGCCCGCTAAGTTCCAGCGCATCATGGTTCTGATGCAGATACGCTGCAAGGTATGCCTGTGCATACTTGATCTGCTGCGGGATTTCAGTATCCGTAAAGTAGTCCGTTGTCACGCGGAACGGAAACCCTACGGCATAGGTATTGACATAGGTATCAGGCTTGCGCACACCAGTGCGCGGCCACTGTAATGCCTGCGTGTCAGTAGTGCGTGCGCCAAGAAACCGCTCGCGGTCTAAGCGTTGTGCAGCCGTGAACAATGCACGATTTTTGCCGTCAGTCTGCCCGGCATTCCACCCTTGCACGGCATCTGTTTCGACAAAGCCATCAATGATGGCAGTTGCATCAGCCAGCGTCAGGTAGCTGTTGGCGTTTGCGCCCCCCGGTGTTGCGTCGATTGTTACGGCCATCGGTCTGGTCCTCTGATGTCAGTGTAGGCAGCGGCTCTGGCATAGAAATAGAGGCCACCTCTGTAGAGGCAGCCTCACGTTCACGCAGTCGCCGGAAGGCGAACAGTCCCATCAAGCAACAGCCGCAGCGGTAGAACCCAGGCCGTAAAGCGTGATCGCCTCACTGCCAGAGGCAACAGCAGTCACGCGGCCGAGGAATACCTTAGAGGCATTCTGCACCACAGTGGCAACACCACTAACAGTTACGCCACTACCGCCGGCAACGGTGATGGTATTGGCACCAGCTGATGCGTTGAGCACCACCACCATGAAGGTAGTGCCGATGGCGCAGTCACCGCCAATGGCGGCAACGATCGCAGCAGCGGTGGCAGTGGTGTAGGTAGCAGCAGCAGTCGGCACACCACGGATGATGGTGTTGTAGCTTTGCGCTGCGGTCAGCGTGGCAGTTGCGGTGGGTTCCGCAAGGCCCATTTGCCCAGGCAGCAGGCCGCCGGGGATGTCACCCAGTTCAAAGATAGAAGCCATAGCTAGTTACCTCAGAAGTTGGAAGTGACGGTGCCGCGCACGATACCAATGTTCTTGGTTTCGTACACCTTGGTCCAGCTGCCGACTGTAGCCAGCTGCGCTGGCGACGGGTTAGCGGAACCGCCCCACTTGGCACCGATCGGGTGGTAGACGTAGTGCAGGTCGATCGACATGGCATCGCTCTTGGCGAGGATGTCACGGTCGGTTTCGGTCTGCAGTGCCAGCTGCTCACCAGAGGCAATAGCGCCTTGGGTGAAGAAGTACACCGGATAGTTGGTGCTGGTTGGCGTCAGGTCGTCCGACACGATCACGCGCATAGACATGTACGTGGGTACGCTCACCTCACCGTAGGCGCCTTGGATGCTGCCGCCAAACACCGGAGCGATGCCGGTGGTGGCAACAGTGCCGCCGCCGCGGGCTTCAGTGTTGGTCACGTAGTCGATCGCCTTGCGCTCCACGAGGTCGTAATAGACCGCAGAGTGCATGGCAACGGCAGTGAGCTTGTCGCCTTGATCACCCAGCAGGCTGCGAGCCTTAGCCACCTGGCGGGGGCCGAGGGCAGTCATGCCGCTGGTATCAAAGCGCAGCGCCGAAAACGCAGGGCTGTCGCCACCGGCAAGGGCGCCGAAGACGCCTTCCAGGGTTTTGATCAGGTCCTTCTGGCGCTGGTTGGCCACATAAGCGGCCACCTTGTCGCCGATGGCAGCCATGGGGTCACTGCCAGCAGCAAGGGCTGCAAGGTCGCGTGCTTCCCATGCGCGGCCACGGTGCAGGATCACGCCAACTTGCTTGTCGGCGGTGATCTTGCCGGGCGTCAGGCTGGTGCTATCAGTCAGCACCTCGAAATCGCCGGACAGGTTGGCCTTCCAGAAGGGCACCTGCACGGTGTCGCCACCATCGGTTGCATTCAGCTCCGCCATCGGTTGCACCACGCCGGACGCCAGGAAGGCATCACGAGCGGTGGTCTGCTCGATGACGTATGGAGTGAAAATCTCCGGGATGATGACATCAGAGCGAAGCGTCGCCATGATGAAACCTCAAAGAATAGGTTGAACAGTGGGCGCAGCCCTATATCACCAGCGCAGCCGGTTGTTGAAATGCTAGCGCATGGCTGCAGCCTTAAGCCGTTCGTACATATCACGATCGGTCCGATACAGCCTTGACTGCTCGGTCAGGTTGAACGAATCCAGCGCAAAGGGATTTTTGACGCCAGCCGGGATATCACCAGTAGCGCGGCCAGCAGGTGCACCGCTGCCTTGCGGCTTCGGTTGCTTCTGCATCCATGCCGGCAGGCTGGCCTTCGCCCATTCGGTAACGGGTGTGCGCTGGTAACCGTTGACGACCACAACGGTGCCATCTGCATCACGCTCGATCTGATCGGCGCTCAGCTTGGTCTTAAGCACCATGTCAGGGTCATGCACGATGTCAGCCAGTGCGGTCACTGCTGGTGCGACCAGCTCAAGCTCTCGCACGCGGGCTTCAAGTTCGCTGATGCGCTGGTCCTTCTGCGCCGCCTCCTGGCGGTACTGCTGCTCCAAAGCCTGTCTGGCTTCGGTGTATTTTCCTTGGGATTCCAGTTCGGCCTGTTCAGCGCGACGCTTGAACTCAAGCAGCTCTTCAACATTGACCCCATCCGGCGCCTTGGACTTCTTCGCGGCACGCAGCTCAGCGATCAGCTCTGCATTCTTGCGTTCCAGTGCTTCAACACTGCGCTGCAGCGCTTCTGCTTCGCCAGTAGCCGCAGGCTGCTGGGCTTGTTGCTCGTCAGACATTAGCCGCAGGCTAAATTACAGGCTAATCATACCTACCATTTAGCCTTATCTGCCCAATAGGCAGCAGACATCTTGCCTTTGGCGATATTGGCAGCATGACGTGCTTTGAATGATGCCCTTCTGGCCTTGTCTGCTGCTGATTCTCCTGTTCGTGGCGGCGAGCCTGATACGCCCTGCTGGCCAAAGCGGATCAGCTTTATCTGGTCACCTTCCTTTGCCAGCACCGCATGGGATTTTGTCGGATGCGATGGCGTCCGCTTTGGCTTGTTGTAGCCGTCAAATTGCTCGCCGCGATAGGTGATGGTCATTTCCGTTTTGGCTTCTTGGCGGTTTTTGCAGCAGCCTTGAAGTCAGCAGCGCTCGGGCGATCGGGATCACCCTTGCGCGACATGCGCTCCTTGCTGCCGGCTTCAATGCGCTTGCGCTTGGCATTGATGTTGGCGTAGAGGCCAGGCTTTTTCTTTGCCATCACTTCTTGCCCTTCCGCGCCTTACCGGCCTCGCTAAGCGCAATGGCGATCGCTTGTTTGCGTGACTTGACTTTTGGGCCTTTGCCGGGGCCTGGCCTGCCGGCTTGCAGCGTACCGGCCTTGTATTCGCCCATCACCTTGGCTACTTTCTTTTCGGCCTTAGTTGGTTTGCGTGCCATAACGTCGCTGCAGTTGCTTTAAGGTTAGCTCTGATCCATCTTCACTTACCATCCGTGCAATGGCCTGCTGCGGGCCGTGCTTACGGCTGAGCATCTCGAAATATGGCACCTTGCTGGGGCCAAGCACATCAGCCTGCACGGCTGCTGGCTGCTTTGACAGCCACTCACCGTAGGTTGTACCGGATGGCACCATGCCGCCAGCTGCAGCACGCTTGCCTTCAGGTGGTGGCGTGAAGCCCAGGCCTTTGTAGTCAATGACCGGCACCGTAGTGCTGCGGCAGTTGAAATGCTGCGGTGGCCGCGGCCCTTGGCCATAGGCAAACTCACGGCCATCCAATGCGCGGCATATTGCGCTGGTCCTGCTGTCCAGTGTTGCGACGTAGCGGTATTTTTTCGTGATGTCTTGATTTGCTTCGTAGAAGTTATTGCTAGCAGCATTCGCCACCTGATTGATGCTGGTGCGCACGATGGCGGTGACCTGGCTGTTGGCCATCTTGGTTAGCTCGCCGCCCTGTGCCATCACGTCACGGATACCTGCAGCGCGTAGCTGCCCAGGCGTTATCGCCTCCTGCCCGAAGTCAAGGTTGCCGATCAACCGTCGCGCAATGGATGGCGTCGGTTCACCGCTCAGCAGGCCATTGCGTACCACGTTGCTGAAGCGCTCGGCTTGGCTGGTGGCAAGGCCGCGGAATGCCTTCTCGACAACTTGCCCATTCGGCAGCGTGATCGTTGCACCCCTGGCGGCGGTTAGGTTGAACAACCCAGTGCCGGCCTGCGTGGCTAATGCCTCGGCGCCATAGACAGACTTGAACAGGTCATCCGACAACGCCACTACATTGAGCTGCGTTGGATCTGTCGTGACGACAGACTGCGCAAACTGCGGGCTGATCTCAACCGTCCGCACCAGCGACCGACCCTCAGGTGGTAGCGCCTTCCGCAGTTGATCGGCGACGAACTCAGTCTGCAGTAGCGCCAAGCCTTGCAGCTCACCGGCTGTGATCGCGGTCGCGTCGCCGGCCCATCCATCGAGGCTTTCCTTCAGCTGCGCCAGCAATGCACGCAGCCTTGCCTGCGTGGCAGGCGCTGTGACGGCACTGCCATCCGCTCGCGGGATGGTGCGCTCCAGCTGCTGCACAGCGCCGATGATGATGTCGTTATATCGCAGGATGATCTGCTTGGCAACGCTATTGCTATAGCGGTTCAGATCAATGGCATTACGAAAGAACGCGGCAGGGGTATCGCTCATGCGGCAACATTAAGATCCTCCGGGCTTGGCTGATTCATCTCGATCAACCCACCTTGCTGCGTTGCCATCAGCTCTTCCTCCACCTCAAAGTCATCTCCTAGCACTTCACCTTGCGCCAGGTTGGTGAGCAGCGTCTCCTGCGTGATTGCATTGGCAACCCATAGGTCACGCAATGCATTGATGTCCGCTGGCTCCAGCCTGCTGCCGAGGAAGTCGCGGTTGACGTAGCTGCTACCGGCCTGCGCAATGTTCAGGTACTGCGCATGGTACGACAGGCAGTTGTCGATCAGATCTTGCATGTTCTGCGCGATCACCATCATGGTTGAGTCGCCCTGGCTGCGGTCGATGCGCTTCGCTTCAGCGGTTTCGGCTGACAGCTTCTGGCCCAGCACTGCCGACAGGCCTAGCTCATTGATCTGCGCTGCCAGCTGCTCCAGCCGGCGGAACTGCGCATCAAACGCTCCGGTTTGCGGTGCGATGTATTCCGCACGCCCTTCAGCTGGAAATGCAATGGCCTCACCGGGGCCAGCGGATACCTCCTCGGCGCTGCTCGGGAAACCGAAGAATGCCAGCATCGGCACGGCCGAGATGTGCAACTGGTTGTCGAGGTCGCTTTGCGATTGATACGCCTTTAGGTTTAGCTCTGCAATGTCCTCCAGCGGTGGGCGTGATTCCATCAGCCCAACGCGGTTGGCATATGCCACGCCAAATGGAATGCGGTCCAGGCTGGTTGTACCTTCGTCGTACAGCTCAAAGCTGCCCTTGTCTGCCTTGCGATGCAGCTGATATGCGCCTGGTGTTAGCAGCCTGATCTGCTCTACGGTCTTCTCGCCGTAGTCGCCATCAGGTACCACGACTGACTCCTGCAGCCGCAACTGCGTCAGCTGCTGCTGCCCATCGATCAGCTCCGTCCGCCAGCCGAGGATTTCACGCGGGGTATAGCTGCACCAGTACGGCCGGCCATTTTGCCCAGCAGCTGGTGCATCAACAAGTACACCAACATGCCCGTAGCGGATCATCTTGCGTGCGGTTTCATATGTCCATACGTTCAGGTCATTGCCTTGCAGGTCAACATCAAACAGCTGCTCACGGATAGTGTCATCTACATCCTTTAGCTGCACCGGCTTGCGCGTCAGCATTCCAGCCAGCATCCGCTCCAGCCGTTGGTAGAACGGTGGGCATACGCTACGCATCAGCCGTGCGTCGTAGCTGTCGTCTGCTTCGCGTGGTTCCTGCGGCAGGTAGCGCCGATGGCGGCGGCGGATTTCATACGTACCGCCGATCAGATCCTCAATCAATACCCAATGCGGCTCTTGGTTCACCCATGCCTGACATGGGTCGTTGATCTGCGCAACGCGAGCAGTGATCGTACGGTCGTAGCGTTGCATGATCAGTAGATACGGATTCCAGTGCTGCGGCCGGCATTGGCATGGAGTGGGTTGAACTCACGCCACACGAGGTAGCCGAGTGCATCATTCATGTGATCAAAGCCGGCATCCTTGTCAGGGTCGCCACTGTCAGTGTAGCTTTGCAGCTCTAGGCATTCGATCAGCCGCTTGCAGGATTGATGCACCTGAAGGCGGACTTCACCCTTGCCGTTTTCCAGCAAAGCCTGAACAGCAGCCACGCGATCACGGACGGGAGGATTGGCGCGTGGTGATTGGTTGCTGAAGCCATAGGACTCAAGGATCTGAATGTCGGTCTGGGTTGCATTGGTGCTGCGACTGCTGCCGCTGGCATCTGGGTAGATGTAGATGCGGTGGTCTTGGTAGCGCCTGCGGATTTCCTGCGCTAGCGCGTCAGTGTCATGCGCACCGCTGATCTCATCAATAATCGTAAGGCGCTTGGTGTCACGGATGGCGATGACAGCCGACATATTGCCAATGTTGAAGTCGATGCCAATACGAAGCGGCTCGCGGTCAATAGCTGGCAGGCTGCTGAAGACATGCCGGCTGCGATCAAAGCGGTCATACACCTGCCCGGTGGTGAGGTTAACGAACTCACCGTCCAAGTATGCCCGCAGCAGGCTCGGGTCGTAGTTTGCCTGCAGTCGCTCGATGAAGTCCGGCGGCAGGTGTGGGTTGTCGCTGGTGCGCATCCTGATCAGATGGCGATCAGCGCGCGCCTTGCCATCATCACTGCCGAAGGTTTTCCACATCCAGCGGAAGCCTTCTGGTGTTGATGCAGCACCAAACTGCCGTACGTTGCCGGAGCGCAAGCGGCCGAGGATCTTTGGAAATGCCTTGTCGGCAATGCTTGGCGTTACGGTGTCGATTTCATCCGCCAGCACCCAGGCCAAGTTGAGGCCAATGATGCGCTGCCAGTTCTCAAAACTGCGGCATAGGATTTTCGTATCACCGCCAGGTAGGTGCAGGATGTACTCCGGCAGCGGTGACGCACGGAAGCTGTACGGAATGCTGTACAGCTCTAGGAAGTTGTCAAAATCCGTCTGCCAGATGTCGCGGATCAATGGGCCAGTGGGCTCCATCACGGCACCGATAAAGCCTTGATTGGCCGCGGCCAGCATCACTGCCTTGGCGCATAGCGCTCTGGTCTTGCCGGCGCCATACCCAGCGCTGATGCCGAGGATCTCGGTTGCAGTGTCATCCGCAAAAGCAAGTTGCCTTGGGTGCAGGTCGGAGCGAATGCGTTGTATCAGCTCGGCTGTGTCCTGCTGCGTAGCTGCCTCCATGAAGCTCAACAGGCTGCCGGGTTCACAGATTCCGGCCAACAGAGTCATGACATCTCAAACCGCAGAAGCTTGGCCTGGTCCTCTAGCGCCTTGAGCGCTACGCCAAGCTGATTGGCTTCTGATGCGCGACGTTCGTAATCAGCAAGCCGTGCGACTGCAGCAGCTAGCCATTGCGGACGCTCAAGTTCCGCGTCAAGCGCCATCAACTGACGGGCACGTGAGATGTAGTTCTCGGCTTGACGTTCTCCAACATCCCACGCATCCGAACAGTATCGAACAATTTGTGTACGGCTGTAGGCGCGAAGAAGTAAGTCGTAAATCGTGTTTACGCGAGCATCAATCTCAACGTTGCTACTTTTTCGCGCCACGGTTTCACTCTCGTACTTGCACGGGCATGATCAGGTACGTCTGCATCGTATCAGTATCCACTGGCGTGATGACGACGGGTGTAGTCGGCTTGTTGGCTGAGAGTGTGATTTGCTGCGATGGCATGGCCTTCAGGGCATCTTGCAGGTAGGAGGCATTAACGGCGAAGGTAACAGGCTTGCCGGTGGCGGTGATGGCTAGTGTTTCGCTGCCATTGCCGAGTTCAACGTCAGCAGTGACGGCAAGCATATCACCGATCGCCAGTTTGATGATGTTGTTATGGGTGTCGGCAAGGATTGCGACGCGGGCAACAGCGGCTAGAAGCGCTTTGCGGTCTACGGTAGCAGTCGTGGCGAAACTATCGGGAATCAGCTTAGCAAAATCAGGATACGTCCCATCCAGGATGCGTGAGGTGATAACGGTCCGATCGGTTGCGAGGCGCACGTAGGCATTGTCAGCGGTAACGGTGATGTCAGCATCGAGGTGCTGCAGCTCGCGGAGCGTGGTGGCCGGGATGGTGATGGCAGGCGTCTCGGCAAGTGGCGCGGAGCCGTAGACAGAGAGGCGATGGCCATCGGTTGCCGCGGCTTGGATGCCCATCGGGTCGAGGCTGATGTGAATGCCCTGCAGCAGCTGTTTGGCTTCATCACGGCTGGCAGCATGAGCGGTAGCGCTGATGGCAGCCTGCAGGTCCGGCAGCGGGATGGTGATCGGCGTTGAGGCAGCGCTGGGTTGAATCAATGCCGGCCAGTCGGCTGGGTCCAATGCGGTGAGGCTGTATTCACCCGCGGCGGTGGCCAATGCAACGCGGCTGCCGGATACGGCGATGGTGACGGCTGCATCGGATGGCAGCTTGGCCACCAGCGGCGCCAGGAGGCCGTATGGCACGGCTGCAGGGCCCTTGGTGGTAACTGCAGCCGGAATGGTGGTGGTGATGGCTAGCTTGAGGTCAAAGCCGGACAGGCTGAGCGAATCCTTGCTGGTGGCATCCAGCAGCACGGTGGCAAGGATCGGATGGCTGGCGCGGCCGGTGCAGACGGCAGAGCGGATGGCAGCCAGGGCTGCGTTGAGGTCGGACTGAGCGACGGTGATGTTCATGAGGCGAGGATGTTAACGGCGATAGCAGCGGCCTGCTCGGCATGAAGGCGCGAGATGGCGCCACCGAGCTGGCGGTGGATTTCAGAGCTGAGGCGGTGGTATACGGCGAGGCTTGGCGCGGGCACTGCGGCGCCTTGCGTGGCACCACGGATGAGCTGCCTAAGGCACTCGGCACGGGTTTGACCGCGGGACTGGGCTAGCAGGTCAATGCCTGCGGCTTCGTCGTCCGGGAGGCGGAGCTTCAGTTCACGCATCGCTTGAGGATGGTTGCGATGGTGTCTAGCTCAATTTCAAACATCTGAAGGTGCGTCCGCGTGAGCGGCGGATCACCAGCTTGGATGTTGTCCTCAATGGCACGGGCTGTTGCGACTGCATCGAACAGGTGCCCGAGGAGTGCGTTGATGACTTTGGGTTCGTTGCGCATGGCGGGTTGCATCCGACCGGCACTGTAGCCGCCAAGGCTACGGCAGGCAAGGCCCTGACTGGTTTCTAACGGTTCTAACGGTCTCTAACGGTAGGCGTTAGACCGAGATCGCCCGCCAGGACTGGGTTCTGCCCCCCTTCTAACGTTTCTAACGGTTAAAGGGGAATAGAGAGAGAGAGAGAGAGAGAGAGAGAGAGAGAGAGAGAGAGTGAGTGTGTGGCTACCGAAAAAACGTTAGAACCGTTAGAACCGTTAGAACCCTTGCGGCGCAAGGGGTTTCGGTCTAACGCCCCCCGTTAGATCTCTAACGCTGGAGGGGTATGACCACTGCGCGGCTGGTCGTGAGGCCTTTGAAGTGGGTGCAACCGGCCTTGCTGGCACCTGGCAGGCGCGCGAGCACCGTTGACCAGCAGTTGCCCCATGGCGTGTCCGCAAGCATGGCGGCGACGGCGGTGGCGGTATTGCTGACGGTGATGGCGCCACCTTCGGCGCGGATGCCATGACGCCCGAGCACACCAATGGCATCCGCGGCGCTGACCTGCTGGTCGGTGGCATGGTGCATGGCAAGATCCGCCAGCTCAGCGATGGTGCGCGTGACGATGCGCTCTGAACCTTCAACGCGAAGCTGGTGTTGCAGGATGCGCTCAAGGCAGCGCTGCTCGTCCGGCACCTCAGTGGACTGGCTGTAGGAGGTCCAGTCATTGGCCTCGATCATCTGCCATGCCTGCTCGCGTGTTGGTGTATCGCGGTTGGCGAGGGACCATGCGCCGGCGAGCAGGGTGCCGTATTGATCGCCGAGGCGCTGCGAGTCAAACACTTCAGCCGCGGCATGGGTGAAGACACCAACGGCTTGGCGGATCATGGGGATGAGGCTGATGGTGCGCGCCTGCAGCTGACGACCGACGGCATCGCTGATGACACGATCCAGGTCGCGGTCTAGGGCTTCCCAGTGGGCAGCGCGGTCAGCTTTGGGTAGCTCTGCGGGGCTGCGTAAGGTGAGCTGCGCGAAACGGCTCTTGTCGGCGCCTTGCTTGAGCGCTGTGGCGATTGATGACATGCAGAACATGGATCGGATCGTGAAGCGCTGCGTATCGCCTTCTGGGCTGCCCTTCAGCGTGTGCGCGCGCGATTCGCTACTGGCCACACGGGCAAGGCCGAGTACAGCCTGCATCCGCTGCTGATCAGCGCGCTCGTTGGATTCGGCTTCATCAAACACGACGGGCAGCGCATCAGCGCGTAGGGCTTGGCGGATGCCGGGTTCTGTGGTGTTGCCGGCAACGATCAGGCCAAGATCGCCGAGCAGCGGCGCAATGAAGCGGTTCAGTACCTCGGACTTGCCGGAGCCGGCACCTGCGGTCAGCCAGATATGAGGCCGCCAGTCAAGGGCACCGCAGATCGGCGCAAGGGTTGTCCATCCGGCTAGCAGCAGGCCTGATGCCGGCATCTCCCACAGGAAGCGCGAGGCGAGGTCAAGGATCTCAAAGGCACCGTCATCTGACAGCGCTGCAGCGCCGGTGGCGCCACGCAAACGGCTGAGGCGCTGGTAGACGTAATCACTGCCCGGTACAGCAACCCGCACGGACTGGGGCGCGCCGTCAATGATGAGCTGATCGCCGAGGTGCAGGATGGCGCGGCCATCATCCCACCATGCGCCGCGGCCACGGATGCGATCGGGCGAGTAGACACCAACGGCAGCCTGACGGGCAAAGAGGCTGGATGCTGCTGCAGTCCAGTTGACGCCACCGGCCCGGCCACCTGGATGGATGGACTCCCAGTAGGGGAGTTCAGCTAGTGCAACGAGGTTGGTGCCGGTGTGGCTGCTGCGCGATAGGCGCATGACCTGGCCGGTGCTGCCGGGTTGGTAGTAGAACGCATCACCGTCAAAGCCAAGGCAGGTGAATGGCGCCGAATCCGGCACCTCTCGCGGCGGTACTGGCACCGGCTCTGGCGCCGCTATCGGCTCTGCTGCCACGGCGGGCGCAATAGGCGGGCAGCGGTTAGCGGCGAGGTATGCGGCAGCCTCAGCAGCAGACCACTCGGCATCAGCCAGATCCCAGCCTTCAGGTGCATCTGCTGGCGGCTTGACCAGCCGGACTTGAGCGGCACCAGCTGCAAGCAACCGCGGCGCCAGCTTTGCCATAGCTTCACGGCCGACCGCATCAGCATCAGGCCATAGGACACAGCGCCGACCGGCAAGTGGCGACCAGTCGGCTTTGGCTATGGCCTTGCAGCCACTGGGCCATGTGATGGCTACAGCTGATGGGAAGAGCAGCTGCGCAGCATCTGCGGTCTTCTCGCCTTCGACGATCAGCACCGGCGCATCAGGCCGCTGGCGGAGCGCATCAAGGCGATACAGCGGACGGGGCCCTGGCGGTGCCTTCCATTGCCATGCGGCGCCATCCCACCAGAGGGGGCGGATCTTCTTACCGGGAAAGCGGCAGACGAGGAAGCCGCTGCCGTATGGCCAGACGTGCTCAGCACCTGCGGTGGGTGGATCGGGCATCAAGCCGAGATGCTGCTCAATGCGACGGCAGGCATCGGCGTACTGCCAGCCGGTGATACGCAGCAGCAGGTCCATGCCGGTGCCACCACCACCGGTGCCACCCTTGCCGCCGCACTGATTGCAGTACCACGAGCCGGTACCGTCACGGTCATCGAACCTGTACCGATCGGTGCCGCCGCAGCATGGGCAGGGCTGATGGCGATCGGTTAGCTGGTCAGGCGTGAGGCCAGCGAAATGCTGCAGCAGGTCCGGCCACCTGCCTTGCGTTGCATCGGCGATGGTCATGCCTGCTGCCGCTTTAGTGCCTGCTCCAGCAGTAGGCGGATGGCAGTAGCGCGTGACATGCGATCACCACGCCAGGCATCAAGCCGGGCGATGAGGTCAGCGGTGAGGCGTATATGGGTTGGACGACTGAGGAGCATGGGCATGGCAGGCACTTGCCAAGCGTAGCCGCCGCTGCTACGGTCGCAAGGCCTGCGACATCCCATGACCTACACGCTTAGTATCAGCAAGCTGCTGCAGCTACGGCAGCAGCATGGCGCTCAGATGGCCCTGGACTGGCTGTCGGTGGCCATGCTGCTGCGATATAAACCTGGCATCGTGAGCACCGAGCAGCTGATGCAGGCCTGGGGCGTTGGGCAGTCAACCGTGAGCCGGCGGCTGGCGGCACTGACCGCAGCTGGGTTGCTGGATGTCAGCCGCGGCCATGGCGCCTATGCGGTGCATGGGCTGGATGTGGTGGCTCCAGTCGAGCCATTGGCGCACCGGTCAACTGCTGCCGACACAAGGCGGCAATCTGCCAGTTTGACGCTCACCGGGACTCAACAGGAAGCGGTTGACGGAATCTTGGCGGAGATTAAAAAGGAAGATGCGTGTCCAGTGCTGTGCGGATACGCCGGCACCGGCAAGACGGTGACGACTGCAGCGCTGGTTGCCGCGTTGGTTGATCGTGATTTGCGGGTGGTAGTTGCCACGCCTACGCACAAGGCCAGGGCCCAGGTTGAGCGGGCTTTGCGCGAGCGTGGCGCTGATGGGCTTGAGGTGGTGACCATTCACCGGCTGCTGGGCCTGAAACAGGTGCGGGACAAGCAGACCGGGAAGGAATCGTTTGCGCCGGACTCAAACGGAAAGAACATGCTCAGCGAGAAAGAACGCTGGGATGAGGACTATTGCCGCATGAGAGCAGTCCAACGGATTGATGTGGTCATTGTCGATGAAACCTCAATGCTAAGCAGTGAGCTTTACAACCTGCTGCGGCGCGAGCTGGGAGGCCGCCCGGTTGTGTTCGTCGGCGACGATCGGCAGCTGCTGCCGGTAGGAGAGGGCCAGGCCTGTCGGGCATTCACGGAGGCCAGCGAGGTGTTCCGGTTGACGCAGGTGCTGCGGCATGACGGGGCAATCCTGAACCTGGCGACGGCCACCAGGAAACTGCCAATTGGTCGTGCCCGATTTGCCAGCGCCAATGGTGGCGGCACATGCGTGGTCGCTCATCGCAGCCGGGAAGGCTGGGCGCAGACGCTGCTGGAGATGGCGGCATCCGAAGAGTCGATGCGTGATGCGGACTTCTGCCGTGCGCTGGCATTCACCAACAAGGCAGTAGATGAGTTGAACCTGCGGATCCACCGGCGGCGGTACGGGATGGATGCACCGCAGTTCGTTGAGGGGATGACGTGCGTGACGGTTGACGCGATCCCCGATCCTGAGGGCGGCAGCCCACTGCTGAACAGCACGGTAGACGTGCTGGTGGAAAAAGCGGTGCGCATCCAGCGGAACTACATCGGCGATGAACCGGGATGCGAGCCATGGGGCTGCTGGGCGCTCACTGTGTCAACGCCTGGCGAAGGGCTGGCGCCGGTGACATTCCACGTGCTGGCGGCAGAGGATCGGCAGCGGTGGGATGCAGCGATGCGGAAGATCGCGGAGGAAGCGAAGGCAGCGAGCGGCAAGGAGCGATCGGTGCTGTGGGAGTTGTATTTCCGCAGGAAGGACAGCGTGGGCCGGCTGCAGCCAGCATCAGCGCTGACGATTCACAAGAGCCAGGGTTCGACATTTCAGAACGTGTGGCTGCACTGGAGCATCGACGGCTGGGGATCGGCACCGACGGCGCAACAGAACCAACTGACATATGTGGGGATTACCCGGGCCGCCGAGAGCCTGCATGTGGTGGCAGATAGATGACCATGCAACTCCGCCCCTACCAGCAAGAGCTGATCACCGACATCCGCCTGCAGTACCAGCTCGGCCATAGGCGGGTGCTGGCGGTGCTGCCGACCGGCGGGGGGAAGACGGTGGTATTCAGCCACATCGCCCAAGCCGCTGCGCGCAAGGGCAACCGCGTCTGCATCTTGGTGCATCGGCAGGAGCTGCTGGATCAAGCCAGCCGCAACCTGCAGGCGATGGGTGTTGCGCATGGGCGCATCCAAGCTGGCCGTGGCATGGACCTAAGCCATGCAGTACAAGTGGCTAGCGTCGGCACCATCGCGCGGCGGCTGCATCTGCTGCCGCGTGACTTTCTGCAGCTGATCGTGGTTGATGAAGCGCATCACACCACGGCCGGCACATGGTCAAAGGTGGTGGAGCACTTTGCATCCGCGCACCTGTTGGGCGTGACTGCCACACCGATCAGAGGTGACGGCCGCGGCCTTGGCGAGCACTACCAAGCCATGGTGCAGGGACCAACGGCGGCATGGCTGACCGAGCAGGGCTTCCTAGCGCAGGCACGAGTTCTGGCACCGCCTGGGTTCAATGGCGCCGGGCTGCGTAAGCGGATGGGTGACTTCGACGCCAAGCAGGCTGAGCAGCGCGTTACGGAGATCCACGGCGACTGCTACAGCCACTATTGCCGCCACCTGAGCGGTCAGACGGCGATTGCGTTTTGCTGCTCAGTGGCGCACGCTGAAGCGGTAGCAGAGCTGTTTCAGCGGCATGGCATTGCTGCCGCCAGCATTGACGGCACGATGGACGGCCCGCAGCGGCGTGACCTGCTGGCCAGGCTGGGCAGCGGCGACCTGAAGGTGCTTACCAGCTGTGCGCTGATCGGCGAGGGCGTAGATGTGCCAAGCGTCGGCGGCTGCATCCTGCTGCGTCCGACGCAATCAGTAGGCCTGCACCTGCAGATGATCGGCCGGTGCCTAAGGCCCAGCGGCGACAAGGTAGCCGTGGTGCTCGATCACGTCGGCAACTGCGTCAGGCTCGGCCATCACCTGGAGGATCGGGACTGGACGCTGGATGGCGTCAAGAAACGCGACCGCGAGAAGGCGCCATCGGTCAAGGTGTGCCCGGTGTGCTTTGCGGCGAATCCAGCCAATGCGCAGGTGTGCTGTGAATGTCGGCATGAGTTCCGATCTGAGGTGCGTGAGCTGCGCACGGTGCCGGGCGAGCTGGTGGAGCTGGCAGCACGGGCACGCAAGCGCGAGCAGGGCAGTGCGCAGTCGCTAGAGGCACTGCGCGAGCTAGGCCGCCAGCGAGGCCATCGGCCAGGCTGGGCTGAGCGCGTGTATCAGGCGAGGCTGGCTAAGCGGCATGGCATCTGAACAAACCATCCAGCAACAGATCCGCCTGGCGTGCAGCCGCGGCCCGGTGCGCCTGCATCGGAACAACACCGGCGTGCTCAGGGACCAGCACGGCCGGCCGGTTCAGTTCGGCCTCGCCAAGGGCAGCGCTGACCTGATCGGCTGGACGACGCGGACGATCACGCCGGACATGGTGGGCCAGCGAGTGGCGGTGTTCACCAGCATCGAAGTCAAGACCGCTACCGGCAGGCTCCGGCCAGAGCAGCAGCAGTGGCTGGATGCAGTGCAGGCAGCCGGCGGCATCGCAGGCGTGGCGCGCAGCGTTGGCGATGCCGAGGCACTGCTGGGTTGACCGCTGCGGTCCTCGGTGGTATTGTTTTGGGCATGGGGCGGACGTGAGCACCCCGGCGCAAGCCACAAGGAGCCCACCCCGGTAACGCCGCAGCACGGCCGGGTCATCAATCGAGCGGCACCTATCACCCCAAACCGAGAGCCATGACACTCACAACCACCATCGCCGTGCTAGCAGCGTTGCTGCTGCTGCCGGTGCTGATCATCCTTTGGGCGAGCGAAGACACAAACCAGCGCTGCCGCCGCCTGCGCAGCTACGGATGGAGCCAGCGCCGCATCGCCGATCACATGAACGTTTCCATGTACCGCGTCCGCAAGGCGCTGATCTCATGAACCGCATCAATGATTTCCTTTGCTTCATCATCGTGGCAGCTGTATTTGCCATGATCGGCATTGAAGCCGGCAACCAGCCCGGCATGACGCACAGCGGCACGCAACTGGAGGTGCGCAAATGACACGCACGCAGCAGATCAATACGCTGCTTAGCGCACGGCAGTACGGCGGTAATTTTATGCGGCACTTGGCAGAGGCTGGCCTTGCCGCTGACCCTGACAACCGCGCCAAGGTATTTGCAACGTGGCCTGACCTAGCCAAGGTGTTTGGCCCTAATGGCGTCATGTACCGCGAGGATCTCGGATGACCAGCAACACCGAATACCACGCGGACCCTGCCATCAGCGCCAGTCACCTCCATGCGGTAGCGGCCAGCCCGTATCACTACTGGAAGCGCTTCCTCGACCCAAATTGCCGCACGGTGGAGCCGACTGCAGCAATGCGGTTTGGCAGCCTGGTGCATTGCGCAGTGCTGGAGCCAGTTGAGCTGTTGCAGCGCTACGGCGCTTGCGGGCCACGCAATACCAAGGCCGGCAAAGAGCAGGCAGCTGCTATGGCCGCCAATGGCATCGAGGCTGTCAGCGAGGCTGACATGGCAACAGCGCTCAGCATGGCCGCTGCAGTGCGGGAACATCCTGCCGCGGCAGCGCTGCTGGCCAGCGGCAAGGCCGAGCAGTCTTTCTGGTGGGATGACCAGCAGACCGGGCTGCGCTGCAAGTGCCGCCCTGACTGGTACAGCGGCGGCACGCTGGTGGACCTCAAGACCACCGCCGATGCCAGCCCTGCCGGCTTTGCCCGCAGCGTGGCTGCCTACCGGTACCACGTCCAGGCACGGCACTACCTCGCCGGCACCTTTGCCGAGCGGTTTGTGTTCATCGCGGTGGAGAAGGCCTACCCGTATGCGGTTGGCGTGTACGAGCTGGATGCAGCAGCGATGGAGCACGGCGAGACGTTGCGCCGCAGCAACCTCGCCACGATCGCTGACTGCAAGGCGATCAATGAATGGCCGTGCTACGGCACCGGCATCCAACCGCTGAGCCTGCCCGGCTGGGCAATGCGGGATGACAACACTGCTATCACATCCGATGACTTCTAGCCTTGCGCTCTGGACCCCAGAGCAAACCCAACTGATCAGCAGCACCATTGCACCGGGTTGCACCGGTGATGAGCTGCGGCTATTCGCCTATGCCTGCCAACGCACTGGGCTGGATCCGTTCTCGAAGCAGATCTACGCCATCAAGCGCGGCGGCAAGATGACCATCCAGGCCGGCATCGACGGTCTGCGCAGCATCGCTGAACGCACCGGCCAGCTGGATGGCTCGGAAACGTACTGGTGCGGCGAAGATGGCGCCTGGGCTGATGTATGGCTTAGCAACAAGCCACCGGCGGCTGCTAAGACCATCATCCATCGCAAGGGCAGCCAGCATCCGTTCGTCGGTGTGGCGCGTTTTGCGGACTACAACGCTGGGCAAGGCCTGTGGTCAAAGATGCCTGCAGCGATGATCGCCAAGTGCTCCGAAGCGCTGGCGCTGCGTAAGGCATTCCCTGCTGATCTCAGCGGCGTCTACAGCGCCGACGAGATGCAGCAAGCCGAGGTGGAGCCGGTGACGGTGACCGCTGCCCCAGCCGGTGATGCCAAGGTGTTTGCGGCCGGTAAGGCTGCTATCGCTAAGGCTGACACCATCGACAAGTTGCGTGATGTAACCGCACGCATGGAGGCACGCAGGGCTGACTTAAGCGATGAGCAATATGAGCAGCTGCTGCAGCTTGCATTGGATCGTGAAACCACGCTGACGCCTACGGCTGATCCGTTCGCTGATGACTGAGCCGTTTCTCACCACAGAGCAGCTTGCTGCGCGATGGGGGCTGAAGCCTAATACCATCCGCGATCAACGCCGGCGTGGTGTTGGTCCTCCGTACACCACCCTGCCACGCCTTGGCACACCATTTGGTATGTCGCGTGTGCAGTATCCATTGCATCAAGTCCTGGCCTTTGAGGAGGCCAATCAAATCACACCGATTAACACTCCTTCGGACAACAATGGCTGATTTCATTCCTGCGCTGCCGCAACCAATCAAATGGTCTACAGGCAGCAACCGCTACGACCAAAACGGCAAGCAGCCGCGTTCAATGAGTCTGTTTGTGCCTTTAGAGTCAGTTCCAGCACTACAACAATACCTGTCAAGCATTGCAGCTGATATCGAGCGACATAAAACCGGCAAAGTATGGGACTACGAAACCAAAACCGAAATACAGGTCAAGGGTATTTACATAAACGGCCGCGGGCGCCAAGGTGGCGACGGCGACTTTGGCACCATTAACCCGAGCGCAATTACCAACGAGGAGCCTGTTTTTTGATGGAAGCTGCATTCCGCAAGTGGTGGCAGGAGTCTTATGGCCTGCCGCCTGGCAACCATGCTGTCATGACGCATGTGGCATGGGCTGAGCACTTGCTAGGCGCACCGCCGCCGCCGCCGGCTGAGCTGGTCGCTGAGTGGTCATGTGATGGCGGTGAGGCGACGCTAGCCGAGTCCGACCAGCGCATTGCCGCTAAGGCCATCCAATGGGCATGGGGCAACATGCTGCCAGCTGACTACACGCGCTGCATGGGGCAAACGCCCCTGTGCCCGCAGCGTGAGCAATGCGCCAGGCATTGCGATATCCCCGATAACGCCAGCGTCAGCTGGGCGCGAAACCTCAACATCGAAGGCGTTGAGGAGTGTTTGCACTTTATTGAGTTTCACCAATGACGGATAAAACACACTCAATCACCCCACCGCCGGAACGCTTTAAACAGTGGGAAGACGACATTCTCAACGAACGAGACAACGTTGACCATGTGCTGGACTGCGCTTGGAAGGATGGCTTTCGCGCTGGCGCCGACCAGGAGCTGGAGGCGTGCTGTGATTACATGCAGCAAGAAGACTTCCACGGTTTTGCCAAGGAACTTCGCGCCGCCAGACGCTTGAAGCCGCCGAGCTTGAAGGAGCAGGCGCTGCAGGAGCTAGAGCGAGTTGTGACTCTACTCATGCCAGTAACAGGCCCTAACAAAGTCGAGCGGTTTGCCATCATCCGCCGCGCCTTGGAGCAACTCGATGACTAACTCCACCCCACTGAGCCCCGCCGCGCAAGCGTGTGTAACTGCTTTTCAAAAGGTTGACTTTGAATCCGGTCATTTCACCTGCGAAGATATGTGGATAATTTCAAGGGAAGTGGCCGCCGCCGCCCTGCGTGCTGCTGCGGATCAGGTGGTTCCGGAGTGGTGTCTTGAGCATCAGTCAAATGATTCCGAGTGGCAAACCGGATTCATTGATGCAAATTGTCGGATCCGCGCCGAACTTCTCGCCATCGCCACCGAGCTGGAGGGTGCGCAATGACCGCTGACTTTCGCGCCCTGTGCGTTGAGCTGACCGACTGCCTTGAGAAAGCCGACTGGCCTCATAAGCAGAAGCATGTGTTTCAGCAATGGACGTACATTGCCCGCAAAGCTCTGGCTGAGCCAGAGCCGGAGGGGCCGACAGATGAGGAGATCATGGAGTTGATGCCGCAACAGATGCGTGATGATTTGGCTGCTGCAGCGCGTGCCTTAGCAGGGTTTGATCCCGACAACATCAAGGTCGCATCCGTCTTTCGCATCATCCTTAACCGCCATTGCGTAGATCACGCCCGCGCCGTCCTCGCTCGCTGGGGAACTCCTAATTTGACGGAAACTAGGAGATCGCTGAAAGATGCGTGGGCTGCGCACCAGCCCGCCATCGAGGCAGCCGCTAATGCAGGAATGGACGCATGCCGAGTGGATGGACCGGCTGTACCGCAAGGCAGGGAGCCGGCCTCTGTCACCGCACAGCCTAGCGACCATCTCTACGTGCCTTTTGCGTCGCTGGAGTGGAAGCTCGGCTGCCATATGGCGGAGTGGAAAGCAGCCGGCGATGAGCTGAACCAAGCGCATTGCGATGGCGTCGTGCGGCTGCTACGCGAGCACCTGGAGGGCCATGGTCAAGCGTGACACCCTGCGGCTGAGCCAGCATCAGTTCATCACGACCGGCGCCGATCACAACGGCAGGTACTGGATTGCGTATTCCAGTGGCGCCAGTGTCTTTGTTCGCAGTCATGTTGAATTGCGGCGATTCTTAAACATTCCAAAATCCATTCCGATGCGCGCTGCATTAGAAAGCTGGCTAGAAAACCTGCGGGCTACTGATGCAGAACGCAACGAACCATCACGCGATGAACTGATCGCAACTGGCTTTGGGCCAGAATGCCACCTAGATGAATCTGATCCCAACTACCAGACCAGGGCCATCACATGAGCGATTCAATCAAAGATTATCTGAATGTCGTAGCGCGCTATCCGCTGCTGTCGGCTGAGCAAGAAATCCAGCTGTCGCGGCAAGTGCGTGCAATGCATGAGATCAAGGAAATCACTGATCCAACGCCGCAGCAACAGCGCATCATCAAGCGTGGCCTGAAGGCGCGTAATGCCATTGTCAACGCCAACCTGCGACTGGTGGTGCATATCGCAAAGCGTTACATGCGACGCCTTGACGGTGGCCACATGGAGCTCATGGACATCATCCAGGAGGGCAATGTAGGGCTGCATCGTGCCGCAGAGCTGTTTGATGGCGCACGCGGCTACAAGTTCTCTACCTACGCCTACTGGTGGATCCGGCAAGCCATCACGCGTGCCATTGACACGCAGGAACATGCAATCCGAATGCCGCAGCACAGCGTCGATCGCTTCTACCGTGCAGTCCGGCTGCAGGAAGATTACGTCAGGGAACACGGCCGGCCTGCTACACCATCGCAGTTGGCGGAATTGCTAGAGATCACACCAGATGAGCTGATGGTCATCATGTCGCGTGGCATACGGCCAAAAAGCTTAGACCAGCTGGCGACAGATGATGGCAGTCCATTGATTGACATGATCGCCGATGAGCGCTCAGATGAGGCATATGAGCTAGCGGAACAGATGGAGCGCTTTGAGCAGTTGCAACTGGCCTTTTTTCGTTTGAAGGAAGAGGATAGGATTGCTGTATCTAAGCGCTATGGCCTGAATGGCCATGAACCGCAAACGCTAAAGCAAATCGGCGCAGAAGAAGGTGTCAGCCGCGAGCGCATCCGCCAGCGGGTTGATATTGCGCACCGCCGGTTGCGGCTGCTTATGCCACAATGCGCCACCATGGGCGCCGCTTAGCAGTAGCACGCCATTGTATTGATTCAAGTTCTGCGATATGAGCGGTTGCCTGCGCAAGCAGCCGCTCTTGATAGGCATTTTGTCTGATCAATGTTGAGCACAAGCGTGCAACATCATCATGGCTGTCGTGAGCGAGCACAGACCGCGCGCGGGTTTCAATCGCCAAGCGCTCTTCAATGCTGAAATCAACGAGCATCCATTTCATGCCAACAGTTTAGCCATTTAAGTACTTTCATCGCGCGATCCTCGGACCAGCGGTCATGGCGCAAAAACCAATCCTGCCAATCTTCGCTTCCTTTGCTGCGGTTGCATTTACGACATGCCGGCACCAAGTTACTGGCGACAGTGTTTCCGCCTTTATGACGTGGTTTGACGTGATCTAACGTGTCCGCCGGTACGCCGCAGTACGCGCATTCGCTATTCCATGCCTCGAAGATTTGCTGCCTGAACTTTTGCTTAGCACTGCGTTTTGGTACGAGGTTGGTGCCATCAATCTGATGATCCACGCAGCTCCGGGATAGGTAGGACGTTGACCGAGAGGCCAAGGATGTGGTCATTGGATGGCGCTAACTCAGTTAGCCGCGCCACAAAATCATCACCTACTTCTTCGGGATTGTCGTTGCTGCTTTCAACAACGATTGTGTATTCGATTTCCAGGACGTACTGTCTCATACGGTTGGAGCGCACGAGATTTCAACACCGCCTCGATTGCGCGGCCGCAATGTCAACCAGACACCGCCCAGCGACTTAGGCATGACAATGCGTTCCACCGCCCAGCCACCGGTTCCTCCAAACTCCTGCTTATAGGTGCCGCATTGTACGTGCCAGCGCTGTTCAACCCACGCACGACCGCCTGCGTCTACGCGGTAGCAGGAGTGTGCAACCATGCTGCGCTCGTGGTTATGCCCGTTGACCAATAGATCGGCATCCGGCGCAATCGCAGCATAGCGACCTCCTGCCATGGTGCCTTTAGTGATGATGCCGCCCCACGCGCCATGGTGGAAGAATAACATGCAGCGTCGCGTCCTGGAATTGTCTTGCGAAAAGCTGAAGCGAATCCAGCCTTGATAGCCCATGTGCTCAATAAGGCTGCCGTTACTGCGCATCAAGCGCACCACGTTTTCTAGGGGATCGATTTCTTGATTGCTAATTACAGCGGTTTCATGGTTCCCATCACCGGCCATAAGAATAATGTCTTGCCAAGGCTTAAGGAACTCTGCAGCCTCAGCAAATACTAAATCAAAGTAGTTGCCACCTAGGTGTTCAGGTCTGATGTCGCCCTTACCACCGCGTCGATCGCGCTTGCCTTGCATAAGGCATAGCACATCGCCAAACATAAGTACGTGGCCATTACGCTGCCGACACTCGTCTAAGTGCTTAACAAGCAGCTTACGGTCGCACTTTGGGTTGTCTAAATGGATGTCGCTGAGTAGTAGGAATGTCGCGGTCTCGTCGCAAGAACTATAGGGGATGCGCAGTTCTAGCAGCTCTGGTGTTCTGCGTATCGGTGTTAAGTCCACAGAACCAAGGCGCGGTTTGATTTAGTCTATGCTTTGGGACTTACAAGCATTGCCCAGCCCGTGCCAGCGCCGTCTGCTTCCCAGCGGCGGAGCCAGTTCTTGCGGCTGTAGGCGATGCCGGCGCCTTTGCTGTGGTTGACGTAACCGCCGTTGATGAGGTCAGCTTCGCCGTTTGGATCATTGTGGATAATGGCACCGTCGGTGTAGCCGATTGCTACGGACCAGTGCCCGCCGCCAGTTGGTGCTGTGCTTGGCCCCTTATGCAACCAGCCAACCATTAGCGGCCTGCCGGCATTTAGCTCTTGCTCGATCAGCTGCGCATGGGCATTAGTGACAAGCCGTGCATTAAGGCCAAGGGATTGCAGTGCTTTGACTTGCGCCTGCGCGTCTGTTGTATCACCGTAGCTGGCGCGGATTTTGTTGTAGGCATCATCGCTGGTGATCTTGCCGTAGTAGCGTGCCACCATTGCGGCGGAGCTGCTGAAGCATTCGCGGTAGCCGGTACCGCTGGCATTGTCATTCTGTGCTTCGTATGCAACCTTCAGCAGCACACCATTTTGCTGTAGTGCAGGCGCACCTTTGCTCCATAGGGCGCCTTCCGCTTTGCGGCGCCGCAATAGGCCTGCTTCTACTGCTGTGCCAGGGTTGCGGTACAACTCAAGTGCAGCCGGCACATCAGCCCACTGCTTATCGCGCAACTTACGGCTAAGCGTCTCGAAGCCTGGAGTGCCGTAGAACGCTTCGCCCAAGTTGTAAGCAAAACTTACAAGTGCAGAGCGCTGGTTGTCGCTCATAGCAGCCCAGTGCGGGACGGTGCCTTGCAACTTGGCGGCAACGCGGTCCACCTCCATGCGAAGCAACAGATCGGCTTCGATGACGGTGATCTTGTCGCCGCGCTTGACGGGATGCCCTCCGCCGTAGCGCGTAGTACCGTAGCCGATCGTCCATGGATCGCCGCCACTGGCCGGATCGGGATATGCCGAAAGGCGGCAGCCCTCAAACTCCTTGATCAGCGCAATGGCTGCGGCAAGGTCGGCCTGCTTGCCGGATACGCTCCAGGATTTGAACCACGGCCGATCGCGGCGCATGGCGGCGCCGTAGCCATTGGCCTTTAGGTCAGCTTCCAGTTCCGTGATGGCGGCAAGCTGATGGGGCAGCCCCCGGTTGAAGCGGAACAGCTGCTCCAGGGTGATGGGGGCTTCGTTTGCCATGGATCAGCGCTTGACAAGTGGGGTGATGACACCAGCAAGGATCTCGATGGCGCGGTAAATCCGCACGGCAACGCGGCTGTAGGTGTCGAGCGCCTCGTTGTCCTTAGGCGTTGGCGTGAGGTTAACGATCGCAACTGCCAGGCCATGGGCAGCAACGGCGATGGCAACGATCTCGGTGATGCGGTCAGTCATGGCGTAGTGCTCAGCGTGCTTCCAGCTTAGATACGCGCTGTTCTACGGAGCTGATGCGTCCGAATGTTTCCCGGCGATCTTCCTTGATGTCTTGATGTAGCACTTCAAGTTGCGTTGCAATGTGCTCCACTGCTGCGGTAAGACGTACCACAGCTTCCCGCGCTTCGCCAGAACGCTTGCCTGCAGATGAGAAGCTCAT